ACCTACACTTTCTGCTACTGGAAGCGGATCTAATTTAAATATAGCTATGAATGCAAAAGGCACTGGTTCAGTTAACTTGAGTAAAGCTGCTTTTAGTTCTACAACTGTTGATACTAATGCTGCGTCAATAGTAAGTGGCACATTAATTATAGGAAATAAAAGTGTAGGTAGTACTTTAACACTAAGTTTACTTAATGGAACTACTGTAGGCGAATATAAAATTTTTACAAATAAAGGTTCAGACGCAATGGAAGTTACACCAGTTACTTTTAGAGGTTCTCAAACTAAATTCACATTAGCACAATTTGACGGTTGTACCTGTATATGGGATGGAAGCGCTTGGTTCTTAGTAGGAAACCAAGGCGAAGTAACGGTAGCATAAGGAATAGAATATGTCAGCAATAGTAACAGATGATTTAAAACACACAATTTCAGAATTTTTGCTAGAGGATTCTGCCGCGACATATTATGTTGGAATCGGTAAGGTTGATCAATATGATTCCTCGGATATAGTGGCAACTCCTTTAAGAACAAATTTTGAAGAGGCAGAGGCTAGAGCAAATTTAATTTCGATTAAAAAGGTTCCAAACGGAAATATGTCTTTCGTTATTCCCAGATATAACTGGGTTTCTGGTACAACATACTCTGCGTTTTCGGATACATCTGTTGGCATACCTACAAATAGTTATTACGTTCTTACAGAGGATAATGAAGTATATATCTGTATACAACAAGGTAAAACTGCTACTGGAGCATCAAACGTTTCTATTGTTAAACCATCACATACTGCGGCCGGTGTACCTGATACGGCAATATTTCAAACCGCAGATGGTTATAGATGGAAATTTGCATATTCATTATCTGCCTCCAGAGCAAATACATTTTTAACATCAGGTTTTATTCCAATTGAGTATGTTAAAAATATTGGTTCTCCAAATTCGTTTCAAACCCAACAAAAAAACATCGAGGCAAGTGCTGATAGTGGAGCAATTGTTGGCGTAAGAATTGTTGAAGGTGGAAGTGGATATACTGGCTCAACTCTTTCGATTAAATTTAGAGGGGATGGTCAAGAAGCCTCGGCAACTGCAACAATATCAAGTGGGGCAATTGTAAAAGTTGAAATGGATGATTCTGCCAGTGCTGTTGGTAATGGCGGTGGTAGGGATTACACTTATGCAAGTGCATCATTTACAGGTAACGCAACATTAAAACCGATTTTAAGTTCAAAAAATGGATTAGGTAGTGATCTTGTCAGAGATTTAAAATGTAATTCAATTATGTTTAATGCAAAACTTACTGGTTCTGAAAATGGTACCATTAATACTGATAATGATTTTAGACAAATAACCTTAATGAGAAATTTAACCGATAATATTTCTGGTGCCAGAATAAATGCTACCAGTTATAAGGTAGGTAGGTCCATTCATATGGATGCCACTGTTGCAGGAATTGGTGCAGATGCTACCATAACGGATGAAACGTCTGGTGTTACGGCAACTGTGGTTGAGGTCGATAGTGATGGTTCTGCTCTTCCAGCTGCGGGTAAAACCATCTTCAGATTTATTCAAAATCAAAATAATATAATTGGACCATTTACTGCAGGTGGAGACATTAATGGTGGAGCAGGTACAATTGAATCAACGGGTGATTCCGATGGTCTTGTAGATATTAACTCCGGCGAGATGTTATACATAGAAAATAGATCAAAAGTGCAGAGAAGCACATCACAATCAGAAGATATAAAAATTATTTTAACGGTGTAAACAAATGACAACCTCAGTAACAAATACCACATTTCCAATAACTTATAAAGATGATTTTGTAGATTCTGATAATTTTCACAGAGTTTTATTTAATTCAGGAAAAGCATTACAATCCAGAGAATTGACCCAAATGCAGACAATTATCCAGGAGGAAATTGCTAGATTTGGTTCAAATATTTTTGTAGAAGGTGGTGTTGTTAATGGTTCCGGTTTCACGGTTAATAATAAATACGAATATATTAGACTTGCTGATGGTACACTTACAGGTGATGGTTCAAATCTTATAGGTATTGAATTTACTGAGGATGGTACTGGTGTAAAATTTAAAATTTTAGAAGTTGTTAAAAGTGAGATCACTGGAGGCGATGATACACTATATGTTAGATATACAAATACTTCTGGTGGCACGAGTGGTTCCACTCCAGTAAGAGTTCAAAATAACGCGACTTTAACAGCGCCCACATTTGCTAATTTATTAGTTACTAATGAAAGCGCAACTGGTTCTGGTACTCAAATTTCAATTGGTGCTGGCAGTTTTTTTGTTCAAGGTCATTTTGTATTTGCTACAGCCCAAACAGTTCTTGCATCATACTATTCATCAACTCCTACACTAACTATGGGATTTAAAATTGATGAGGAAGTCATATCTGTTAACGATGATGCTACATTATATGATAATCAAGGTGCCGTACCTAATACTGCAGCGCCTGGTGCAGATAGATATAGAATTAAATTAACTCTTATTGACCAGGCAAATATTACCTCTGGTCAAAATTTCATATACCTATTTAAATTATTTAATGGTAACATTTCCGATGAGGTCAGAAAAGATAATTCATATTCAACGATTAATGACGTTATGGCTCTTAGAACAAAAGAGGAATCAGGTAATTATATTGTAAAGGACTTTACTGCCAATTTTGAAATTAATGACAGCGCTACTAGTCCAAATCTTACATTAAAAGTTTCCGACGGTACGGCCTATGTCGATGGATATAGAATTGAGTCAAGTGCAAAAGATATTATTGTAGAAAAAGCCCAGGATACCACAACAATTAATAGTGAAATTATTAGGGCATCATATGGTAATTTTATTGATGTACAGGGTGGTACAGATAATAAAGGTTTACCAAATATTAATAATTTTCAGAAAATAAATTTATCATCTGACTCTTCAGCAAATACTGCAGAAGTAATTGGTACTGCAAGAGTTAGGGCACTTTATAAACAAGGTACAGATACATATAGGGCATATTTATTTGATATCCAAATGAATTCGGGTGTAGCATTTTCAACTGCAAAATCAATAGGTGTAGATTCTAATGATTATATGAATTTTGTATTGGACGGTAGTCAGGCAATTTTAAAAAATACATCTCAAAATGATTTACTATTTCCATTACCTAACCCTAGACCGAGTGCAATAGATTATTCCAGTAGTGATATTCAGGTGCAAAGAAAAATTACATTTAGTACCGGTGGTGGTCAAACCAGTGTAACCAACATAACAGGAGCATTACCAGAAGGTGGCGCTGGCCCAGGAACAGGTTATGTCTATGAAGGAGCAAGTTCATGGATTCTTTCAGAGTCCGGTGGTGAGATTATAGAGCAAACACCTACCTTTCCATCTAATACCACTTTTACTTATGCTACCGGATTAACACAAAATACAAATTATGAGATTTTGGCGCAGGTTGAAAAAACACCATCTGCTAGAACAAAAACTCTTAACGAAACAACTCACGTTCATGCAGCAGACTGGCCTGCCGAAGCAGAATCGGATGGGACTGGAAGTCTTTATTTTAGTTTAAATAAGCCTGACATTTTTGAGGTTACCAGAATTCGACAAACCGATTCTAATGGTGTTGATCTTTCTGATAATTTTACACTTGATAATGGACAAAAAGATAATTTTTATGGAATTGGTAGGTTGGCATTAAAACCTGGCAGATCTATTACAGGAAAAGTTTTTGCAAGATATAAATATTTTACACATACGGATGGTGACTTTTTTGATGTAAGTTCATATAATGCTATTCCATATGAAAAAATACCAAATCACACATTGGCCGATGGAACTACAATTAATTTAAGAGATTATGTTGATCTTAGACCAGTGGCAACAAAAGGACCAGGTAACGGATCCAAATTGGCTAGTTCGTATGCAACCTTTGATTCCAATGGTGCTGGTGGTAATCCAATAGTCAATTTTTTACCAGAAAATGGTAGCACATTTAGAGGTAATGTAACATATTATTTACCAAGAATTGACCGATTGGTCGCCTCAACCAAAACAGATGGTGGTGCAAAAAATAGACGTGGTGATATAAAAATTGTAAAAGGAACTCCGGATTTAAATCCACAACCACCTGTTATACCAAATGGTTCAATGCCTCTTTATAATTTAAGATTAAATCCATATACTCTTAATGATTCCGATACCGAAGAAACAATTATTCCTGCTAAAGGTTTTACAATGGCAGATATTGCAACCTTGGAAAAACGAGTTGACAATCTTGCTGAGTTAACAACATTAAGTTTACTTGAACTTGACACATCATCACTTACTGTATTGGATTCTGCAGGTTTAACAAGAACAAAGGCTGGATTCCTTGTTGATAATTTTAAAACCTCTGATTTTGCTGCCATTGATAGGGATGAATATAGGGCAGTTGCAGATATTTCTGAAGGAATTTTAACTCCAATTACAATAGGTAAATCCACATCACTATACGTTGATTCATCCTACACATCGGTTGGCAATGAATATGTGATTAAAGGCGATACTGTAATGATGGAAATTGATTCCAACCCAGTTGAAATTAATCAAATTCTTGCTACTGAATTTGAAAATATTAATCCATTTGCAGTTATTGTTTCCAGAGGTAGCACTACATTATCACCAGAAACAGATGAATGGGTTGAAACAAAATGGTTGCCAAATAGAATTCAAAGTTCATCTTTAGGAACAATTTCACGAGCTCGAGCTCGAAACATTGCCAGACGTAATTTTTCTGCTGCAGGTTTTAGAGATACCTGGTTTGGTAGAACTTCTGGTGCTGCTGTAGCAATTCGTGGTAATACAGGAACCATATCAAGAGTAGTTGGTAATAGGGTTATTGACATTAGTGTCATACCATTTATGAGATCTAGAATTTTATTTTTTAAAACTCAAGGCTTAAGACCTAATACACAACACTTCCTAAGTTTTGGTGGCCAGGATATGACAAATTATGTTAGATCCGAATCCGCCTTTAAAAGAATTGCTGGTCTTACTGCTGGTAGAACTCAAACATATACGAATGCAGCTGCTCACCCAAATGGTGCATCAACAATAACAAGTGATAGTGCAGGGCAATTAATAGGATCATTCTTAATACCATCAACAAATAACTTAAGATTTAGAACTGGTATTCAGGAATTCTTACTAATGGATGTTACAGGTGGGCCAACAAATAGACCAAATTCAATATCAACATCAAGAGCATCATTTCAATCATCCGGTCAACTTGAAACAAGACAACGTGATGTAAACATTACAACATTTAGAATTGCACCACCTCCACCTCCACCACAGAATGAAGATAACGGTGATGGTAACGGTGATGGTACTGATCCTCTTGCTCAATCTTTTCAGGTAGATCCAGTAGATAATCCTAATGGATATTTTATTACACAGATTGATGCATTTTTTAGAACAAAAGATGATGAAGGGGTGCCAGTTGAATGTCAAATCCGTGGTATGGAACAGGGGTCTCCAAATTCCAACGCACTACCTGGAGCAAGTGTATTCCTACCACCAGCATCGGTCAATATCCCAAGCGATTTAAATGATATGGCAACGGTTCAGGCTACGCCAACTACATTTACTTTTGAAGAACCAGTTTATGTACAACCAGGTAGAAGTTATGCCGTTGTTCTTAAAGCAGAATCAACCAAATATAATGTTTATGTTGGAAAAACATATGATTTCGTATTAGGTTCAACAGAGGCTAGAATTAATAAGCAACCTACATTAGGTTCACTATTCATGTCACAAAATGGTATTACCTGGACTGCAGATCAAACTAGAGATCTAATGTTTAGATTAAAAATTGCAAAATTCCAAACTGCATCAAGTTCAGTTAAATTTAGAACTGCATTTCCACCGGATCTTGAATTAAACAATAACCCTATTTTAAGTGATTCCGGATCAACTTCACTAAAAATATTACAAGAAGGTCACGGTCTTAATACTGGAAACAAAGTTACAATAACCGGTTTAGATTCTGCTATATCATATGCTGGTTTTAGGGGATTAAGTATTAATGGAACCCATACTGTTACCCGTGTTGATCATACAGGATTTATGATTGATCTAGGTGGATCTGCTGCAATTGCTTCATTGCAAACTGGTGGTGATGGTATTATTATAACAAATAATATGCAATATGACCAATACGTACCTAGATTAAATGCATTTTTACCTGATGGCACATCATTAACAGGTGCTGAAATGGTTCACCAAGCATCAAATTCATTTGGTAGTTTAAGGAATAATATTGGTGCCGGCAGTGGAGCTACTGGTAATACTGGTGGTGCTACTAGTGCGATAAAAATTGCCTTAAATGAATTTAACTTTACCGATGTACCATATGCAGTTTATGGGCCCGGTAATTTGGCAGAAGGTCAAACCACGCTTACACTTAATCTAGAAAATGGTGGTGATACCAAGGTTTCGCCTGTAATTAATTTACAAAGGGCGTCACTGGTCGGATTTGAAACAGTTATTGATACTCAGGATTCCGGAGACCTGTTGCTTACTCCTAATGTGCCTTTGGCCCGAATTGCTGAAACAGATGCCACAGGTGGCACATCTGCGGCAAAACATATTACAACACCGGTTGTGTTAGAGGAACCAGCTAAAGGTTTAAAAATTCTATTTGCTGGAAATAGACCTTCGGAATCTAAATTTAAGGTATATTTTAAAACTGCATCTGGTGATGAAGCACTTGATGATATATCATATACCGTAATATCTGAATTTACAAATAATCCTTCTGATGAGGATAAAACCATTTTTAGACAATATGAATATTTGCCTGGTGGTATTGGTGGTAGACTTAGTGATTTTACAAAATTTCAAGTAAAAATTGAAATGATAGGTACTAATATTGCAAAGGCTCCGTCGTTAAAAGATTTAAGAATACTTGCGTTGGTGACATAAATGAGATATACACCTGTTGAAGGACATCCTGGATTGGCAAGAAATTCAACTTCTGGGGCGATAATAAATATTAATAGTTCAGAGATGTCACAAGCCAGAAATCGTAAAAAAATTTGGCAGAAACAACAAAATGAAATAACAGATTTAAAAAATGATGTTACTGAAATGAAATTAATGTTACAAAAATTAATAGAGGGAAAAGATGGCAGTCACTAATATAGATTTATCGGATCCGATATCCACACTCGTAACCAAAACAAATACTATATCTGCATCCGTTGGTGATATTGGAACATTAGGTACAACTGCAACAAGTAGTCTTGTTGCGGCAATCAATGAAATTAATACAAAAATTGTTGCAATTGATACGGACCAGGAAGTATCCGAAAAGGTTGAAGCTTATTTTAATACTACGGCATCATTTGATATTCAAAATATGTCAGCAGATTCTGC